ATAGTTGAGCACTGTTCAAAGTAGAACGGTCTATTGACCCAACCAGTTGTTCAAAACTAATTGGTGGCCGATAGCCTTCTGGAATTGTTAGTATCGTTGAATCATTTCCACCACTGCTTTTTCCGTTTAAAGCCACAAAATATATAGAAACTGTTTTTCCTTCACGATAAAGCTTTGCTGATCCGGTATTCCCGTTTGTAACTGTTAATGTGGTAGTAGCTGTATCATTAATGCGTTCATCGATCTTATTGTCTAATTCATCTATAGCAGTCGCATTAGCATTCGCTTTTGTTTGAGCATCCTTAGCTGTGGTGTCTACTTCATTAATTGAAGCAGTCAACTGCGAATTAATCTCCGATACTTTCCCATCGGTATAATTGTTTGCTTTACCTGTGATTTCAGCAACCTTGATATCTGTAGCTAGGTTATTCTCAACATAGCTAGGTTCTAGATCCCATACATAATCTTTTGGATTGTTTGAGTCTCGCATGCCGATTCCTCGGTATTTATATTGCTCAATATTCGGGGTTCGTGTGTCGCCTTTTTCGATCTTGAGCCAGTCAATTCGGCATGCGCCGGCCGTTTCTTTAGGCGACTGAAAAATGCGAAGGTCTTTAGGCAAACCCGGTTCAAGTTTCGTTGGTGTGAATGTTAGAGACCATACGTCTGTCAATCCCTCAACTGGTTTTAGATCTCCAAAATTAACGTTCCAATAATTATATGCTACAAAGGTTTGACTTGCGGGTTTTGTTCCTTTAAGCGTGATAGTATACGTTTGACCTATTATAAGCTCTTCTTCCGTGTTACCTTTATATATTTCGTACGCGCTAGATTTAATTGGGAACGTCGTACCTTTATTTGCAATATTCTTACCCAACGATGTTTTACCTACCCAGTAAGGGTCATCTAGTAAGTTTGGCTGATACGGAGTGGCTGTTGAGCCTTCTTCGATTTTGATGTCGTACAATTTAAATCCACCATTTATTTTATCCCTGTTAGAAAAACTAACACTAATATAAAAACGATCTAAATTTGTGATTTGATAATTAACGTTAGCTGTGCCTTTGATTGTTATTTCTTTCCCTACATCATCTATTGTAATAGTTGTATTATTTGCTTCCAATAATATATTTTCTCCTGGTGATGTACGATATACCAAACGTAATTTATTAATAGCTCCTGTAGTTCCTTCATCAAATCGAACTTTTGCACTCAGAGTATATGTTTTGCCACTAGCAAGCTGAGGTGTATTAATACGCGTAAACATATCAATGTCCCCTGTACCATCAGACATAAAATGTAACATTCCGTTAACATTAGTTAGTGACCCGTGGTAACCAACGTTAAAATCGCTCGATTTTAGTTTGGACATTAAATTCGGATTCCCACTATAATCATAGCCCCCGAAGTCGATGCTGTTGGAGTACATCACATGTAAGTTACCTAATTTAGAAATTTCTTCTTTCAGAGCATCTAACTTGTCTTGTAGTGTTTTAGCTTGACCAGTTAAATCAGTAATCTGTTTATTTAAGCTATCCATTCTACCTTTAATTTCAGCCAGAAAAGCATCAAAAGTTTCGTTATACTTTCGAATCAATTCTTCTAATTGCGAAACATATTCATCGGCTTGGCCTTGCGAAATGTCAGACACTCCTAGTGAGAAAAAAATGATATCTTGCGTCGTTAAAATTTGATCGTCTTTTCTATATTCTACATAGCAGTGTTTATAATACCCTGCTTCACTCATAAATGTGCCATCAAGAGAAAATGTGACTTCTTCACTAGTTACACTAGTAGCGACACTATCTACGTAACGGTTAGATGGCGTAGTTCCTTTTAAAGTAAATGTTCCGCCGCTCGTATCCATCTGCAAGCCATTTAAAAACGGTTTAACAGTCACCGTGATCCCTTTATCACCTTGACGAGCCATAATAGCTTTGGTGTAGTTTAATTCTTTGCTGAAATCTAAAGCCAAATTATATAAACTGCTAGCCATTTATATACCTCCTTGTCTTCGTTTTAAAAACGTTTTTGGTCAAGCACTGTGCTATCATATGCTGTATCCTCTTTTAATCTAACATCTTCATACCCTAGTCGATGTGCCACTAAATTCCATCTAACCAATACGTTTGGCTTACTAGTTTCAATGATGAAATGGTCAACATCTTCATGAGTAACAGCACACAAAACTAGTTCTGTAGGTGTCACATGTGTCATATACCGACTTAGATTTACTGTCTCAGCAAACATGGGGTCAATATCAACACGAACTTTACCATCATCACCTGTAACGGCTTCCCCATAATCAGCGAAATAATATTCTGGAGTTTCATAAGCGTTCAATAGTCGTTGTCCATAATGTTCTGTTGGTACGGTTGAGTTTTTAGTACCTCTAACAGTAAAATCTTTATATACTTGTACCGTTGATTGTTCAAATCTAGCAAGTTTCCCATCTTCCCATGAACCAAAAAAACAACCTGGCAACGTTAGCATACCGTCACTAGTAAATTTCATAGTCCTACCAGCTACTTTAAATTCCCATGAATTACCTGCACTACCATCAATACCTAAAGAATTACCGTCACCATCATTTATATAACTAGCATTACTGTATCTGAAATTTGGCGCACCAAAAGATAAAAACGGTCTGTTATTACCATTATCCCACGTACTAAAAACCAAGTTACCCTGTGGATTTCTAATCATGAAACCACCACCAGTTTTCATGGTGTATGATACAATGCCGGCATCAGCACTTACATAATCACGTGCTTCTAGCTCCATAATATCTTTGTTAACTTTTTTTGAGTACCAAGTCATTTTGCCATTAGCTATACTTGTTCTATAATCAGTGCCATCACTAATTAATGTAGTACCTCTAATAGTAATCCCTACTATCTCACCAGCTGTAATAAACGAGGCATTGAATCCGCCATCTAACGTCCATGCGGTGTCATACGTTCCATTAATGCCAGTTTTAGAGAAACCAATACCAGCGTTGTTGATTTGCAAAACGTTCCGTGCAGTATTCTTATCTGGTGTGTCCATAATCAAAATACGACTAGGGGCTTCTTTAGGATCTAATAAAACGTAACCACCATTTTGACCAGTAATCATATCAGTTTGATGATCTACAATATCATTGATTAAATCACTGATTTCGCCACCATTTTTCAATTGATCAATGGCATCATTAATCAAATTGCTGACATTATTCTCTGTGTTTTCTAAGAAGTTTGTTTTGACGTTTCCTACAACTAATTTATCGTATGAATTGGTTAGAACATTAAACGTATATTCCACAATTCTCGCTGACATATTCACTTTTAACTGTGGATGATACACATCTACTCCGTCACCCATCGAAACTTTTTCTAGATCAACAAATTTTTCATAGCCTCTTTGATGCCTCAATGGTACTAATTCAATCGAACCACTCACTTGTGGTTTTTGTTTATCTATGTTTGTTTTCAACCAGTCTTTAGCAGCTTCCCTTAATGTGGCTACATCAGTCGCTTTGTCTTTAAAATCAACAAAAGAAACATATCCAGCAGGATAATCATCCACGTAATCCGTGAAAATAACTTCTTCTGGTAGAGTGATCTCGTCTTCTCCTTCTGAAGAGCTGCTAATGAATGGATAAACTCCAACTAAAACACTTTGAGCATCAATCTCTAAGTCAAGACCAGTTAAGTTTTTAGTATAAATCGCTTTGATTTTATGATCCGTACCTAGACTTTTTTCATGACGTAATGTGTTATTATCTTTTAGAAACTCACCATGAAATCGATCTAGAATAGATCCCTCTTTTCCACCAAAGAATTCTAAAAAATTCGCCTTTTCTATCTTCACATTAGCAAGCGTATCTACTAATGACGAGAAAGAAAACTGCGAAGGGATAGCTGGTTTCGCTAAAACTTTTGCGTTTTGCCATGCCTGAGTAGCAGTGATCTTTTCTGTTCCGCTGTCATATTTATTCAACACCGATTTTCTTATATCATTGAAAATAGGTTCAGCTTTTACTTCTATCGTATTGCCTATTACAGAAGTTTTTGCATAATAAATCCGTAGACGCTGTTTTGCTCGATTTTCATCTACATAACACTGAATAATACGTCCTTCTACAATCAAATCTGCATTAGTTCCGTTTATTGAATAAGTACCCTGAAATATCTCGGCTCCGTTTAGTTTATTGCTAACAGTAGCTGTTAACCAGTCTGACAAAGCGCCTAAACCTTGCGTATCATATAAATGTTCAGCTAAATTATTCGCGTCATTTTTATCGTAAATAGTTATTAAATTATCGATCATCTATTTCACCTACCTTAACCCGTTACGATAAATTTGTATTTTGCTCAAACCAGTACAATTAAAATGATTAATATCCACTTGCAACGTTGGATATTGCATGGTCTTCATTTTGTTGGACCGATCTAAAATATCTCCGTCCGATTGCTCTTCGTAGCAAAGCATCAAATCACTATCAATGACTACATCAGTTCCTGCTACTAAGCCTTCGAAACTAAACACATAATCATTTAAGATGAACTGGCATGAAGTAGCTGAAGGAGTGATGATAATCTTTGGAAAACTTTCTTCTAAACTATTATTCAGCAAGTTAAATGACTGTGGTTTATCTACGGTTATAGGTACATCTTCTTGAACTCTTGCGAATGGTTTCGCAGTAATATTTACATCGAACTCTCCCCATTCAACAATATCGTTTTCTGCATCCCCAATATCGATAGTCTGGATAACGTAATAGACGTTGGGATCGTCAGAGAATTCTAATTTCTTTGCATAGTTTAACCAATGACGCATGATATAAAACGATTGCTTGAACGCTTGATGGTCTTCCACATCCTCTAAATAGTTATAGTGCAATGTAAACGACATATCTTCAAACGAGTAATCTTGTACTAAGCCACCTAACCTACCTAAAACAGAAGTTTCAACTCTCTGTCTTTTTGGAGAAGGTATGGTTGGTCTTTCAGCTAAAGCCAATTTATGCAAATAATCAGGAAATCCATCGATTATAGAATGTATACAATCAGTCATTTTTTCACATCCTTTTTAATACTAAAAAAACAGGAGAAATACTCTCCTGTTTAACGCCATGCCGAAGCATTATCATTTTGAATTTTTGTAATGCTATCAATGATTTGTTGAGTTGTTTGCTTCATAGTAACCTCATCTGCGTTACCATCAATTGTGAAATTGAATTCGTAGTTATTCACAGGTTGAATCGTTTGTGCCCTAGATGAAACTGATGTGCTACTCAAGATACGATCACCAATTTCTTGCAAAACAGATCTTTTCAAAGGTAAAACTGCTTCAGGTCCTGCTTCACCGACACCGTTCATTCCACCTAGTAAAGTTGGTTTAGTAAAGATACCTCCTTTAGCATGCCATTTTACACGCAAATGGGGGATTTGACCTTTTAGCGGGTTAAAGCTGCCTTCCATGATAAATTCCGGTAACGGAATATGTGGTATAGAAATATTCAAATTATCAAAAATGCCACTGATTTTGTCTCTAATCCAATCAATTGGAGCGCTAACAGTCTTTTTGATGCCTTCCCATATGTTAGCAATTGTACTTTTAACATTATTGAATATGTCGGAAACAATACCTGTTAGATTGGACCAACCGCTTGAAATTGCATTTTTTCCATCGTTTACTTTAGAGCTAATAGTGCTTGTAATTCCATTCCAAAGATTCAAAGCAGTATTTTTGATACCGTTCCAAATTCCGCTGATCCACGAAGATATACTATTCCAAACACTTTGAATGGCACTTTTAGCTGCGTTTATAGCATTGCTTATACTACTAGTCACACTATTCCAGATATTTGATGCTGTAGAGCTGATTGAATTCCAAATTCCACCTAACCAACTAGATACAGTTGACCAAATATTTTGAATTACTGTAGCAGCTGCTTGTACCAAGCTAGTGATTGTATTCTTGATACTGTTCCAAATACTAGAAGCTGTTGCACTAATTGAATTCCAAATATTTGAAGCCGTAGTACTAATAGATGTCCATATACCATTCCACCATGCCACTACTGGATCAAATATAGTATGGAATGTAGTTACAATTCCATTCCAAGCGATGCTTATCCATTGTGTCATAGTATCCCAAGTATTTTTAAGGAAATCAGAAATAGGTGTCCAAACAGCTTGCCAAGCTGCGCCTAATAACTGTCCAGCTACATCAAAGATACCCACGATAATATTAATACCAGCTTGAATCAATGACGTTATTAATGTCCATGGTATTTGAACAATTCCTACAATGTCTGCCCAAATAATCGACCATACTTCTTTGACTCCGTTCCAAATATTTGAAACCCAATCAACGAATGCTTGCCAAGTCTCTTGGACTCCTTGCCAGATGTTGGAAGCTCCTTCAACTAATCCGCTCCATAACTCTCCAAACCAATCAGAAACTCCTTGCCAAATTTCTTGAACCCAATCTACAAATCCAGACCAGGTTTCTTTGACTCCATCCCAAACTGATGAGGCACTTTCTTTTATACTTTCCCAGGTATCACCTAACCAATCGGTAAATTTTTTCCATAAATCACTAAACCAGTCAGTGATTGCGCCCCAGTTTTGAAACGCTGTAATTACAATCGCTATTACAGCTGCAACGCCCGCTATAATTCCTATTATTGGCAGCAAAACTGTAGAACCAAATGTGCCAACTATCGTAACAACTGCGGTTATAACAGGAGCTAATGTGCTTAATAATGCTAGAATTCCTCCAAGAGCTAAAATGAAATTTTTCATTGGCCCATCAAGTTTACTCCACCATTCGGCTAATCCTTGCAAAGCTTTCGCTCCTGCTTGCAACCCTTTGATAAACACAGGCAGTATATCTTCACCCAATGAGGCATAAAAATCTTCTAACGCTTGCTTTGCTCTTGTCATTTGGTTTTCTAAACCATCAGACTCCCTACTAGCCTGACCTGTAGCACCGGCTAATTTTTGCATATCTTCAGCATATTGAACTCGAACTGCTTGCTTGGTAGCCTCATCTAAATCAGACCATTTTTGCGTTTGTGGGCCTAATTCTTCATTTATTTTATCTTGCGCATCTTTAAGTTTTAAAGCAGCCTCTCTTGCTTCTAAAGATCCTTCACCATGTTTCTTAATAGCATCAGCATACTTAGATTGTGCTTTTTCAACAGCTAACAATGACTCTTCACTGGCTTTTTTTGCTCCTTCAGTCGCTGGTATCAAATTATGCTTAACAGCATAAGCTGCCATTTGAGTATCATTAGCAAATAAACCTATTTGCTCCCCACCTTCGTAGTTCCCTTTTATAAATGAATTAAGAGATTCACTAGCATCATCCATAGACTTATCGTAAAAAGCTGCTGCATCTGCTGCTAACTGAGTACTATCACCAGCTAACTCCATAGCTTCTTTGGTATCATATCCAAGTCCTTTAAACATTGACGTATATTGTATAAAAACAGGCTTGATCGTATTTGGTAACATTCCAAATTCTTCAGCCATTCCCTCAACGGCGTCCTGTGCTTCCCCTTCTAAAGAGCCAAAGACTTGTTTAAATTGGGCCTGCATAGCTTGTGCTTTTCCAGCTGCTTCAATAGACTTACTACCTACATCAATAAGCTTATCTCCGATCACTGACAAGTGATCAGTAGCTTCCATTAAATTACCCATATCAAGTTTTTTGCCGATATCATCTACTGTGGAGGTATCAACGTTTTTAGCAGCATTACTTAATTCTTCGAATTCTCTTTCCGCATCATTAAGCTTAGTTTTCATTTCTAAAGCTTCGGTAGATGTTTCTCCAAATTCTTTTTGTGTGGCATCTAATTGTTTTTTTAGCACTTCGATTTTTTGTTCAGCAATATCACTCTGTTTGCCGACATATTCTTGTGCTTTTGCTAATTTTTCAGATTCTGTAGCAGACTGGCCAGCAGTTGCTTGCCATTTTTTATATTCGGATTCTACTAATGATGCGCTTGACTTTAGATGTTGTTGCTCATTATCTAAGTCTTTCATAGTTGACTCATACGTTTTAAATTCACCTTTAGATTGAGCCAATGCCTTACTCGTTTTATCTATATCATTAGATAACCTTTGCTGAGCTGTTTGTTGATTAATCAGTTCTCTTTCAAGTTTCTGAACTTCGGTGGAATTTTCTCCATAATATTTTTTGGCATTGGCTAAACGTTGACTAGTTACTTCAACTTTTTGACTTTGTAATTCATACTGCTTTTCTAAAGAAGATAATTTACTTCCTAACTTGTCTGATTCAGAACCAGTCTGTTGTAATTGAGCTTGTTCTAGTTTTAATTCTGCTCTATTTTTAGTTAATTCAGCACTGATTTCTTTTAACGTAGATTTCAATCCGTCATCGTTAGCTATGAAAGTTACTTCTGCTTCCGTTCTCTTTTTAGCCATTTTTTACCTCCTTTCCTTTAGTTTTTCTGGGATTGATTTATTGCATAGTTCTTCCATCCTTCATAAGCGCTCTTGTTGTAAGCCATTTGCAAAATGTCATCTAAACAGATATCGCTTAAAACCAAATCTGAAGGCATAGAAAAAACGTCGGTCAACATCGAATAGACATCGACCCACGTTTCAACTAAGAGCTTTGGCATTTTTACTTTTGAAGCTTTTTTTCCTTATTTGCTTTTTCGAATTCTTTTTGATAGGCATCACGTGCTTGTTTGAACATCATAGTACTGTATACAGCTACTGCAACCTCCATATCAAAATCCCATTTATCTATAAATTCATCGAATGAAATGTAATCGACCATGTTCGCTTGACGATAAGCTACATATACGGCTTTTGCACCTTGAATAACTGTAATATCCATAGAGCCTTTTCCCATCGACATTTTTGCAAACTCGTCTGTGTTAAAATCTCTATTGATCATCAATAATTTCTTGATATTCAGTTTAGGTTCTAAATTCAAAATTGTTCCATCGTTTAGTTCAATTTTTGAGTAATCTTCGTTCATTTCGCTACCTCCGTTTTTTTTACTGTGATTGAGTGGCCGTAGTTGTCACAACTGAAGTTTTTTTAATCACATCAGCAGATAGATTCGTCATCCATTGATCTGTTAAGTCTTCTTCAAGTTCTGCAACAATTGCTTCATGATAAAATTTACCAAATTCATCTTGCATAACTTTTGTTTCTAGTTCTAACGCAGCTACTTCATCCGCACCATTTTCAATAGAGAATGTTAATCCTGTATTCGAAGTGCATGCTAACATACCAACTAACTTTCTATTTTCTTCGAAGTCATCCACGATCTCTGCAGCAAGTGAGAAATCTTCGCCTACGGAATCAGGACCGTAAGAGTAAATGCCTGGTTTAATACGTCCATCTTGTTTCAACCCATTGAAACGTCGATAAACTTCCATCGGTACATGTGCAGTAATTGTTACCGTCATATTGATTGGTTTAGATTTTGATTTTACTTCTGTCGCTCCACATTTTTTAACCACCGTTTGCATTTCTGTTTCGCCATCTAATTGTCCATTACAATTCGTTACGATTGCATTTCCTGCGTTCTTAAAATTAAAAGCAATTCGTTTGATACTTATGTTATCGAACGTTGTTACTACAGTTTTTGTTTTAGCCATTGTTGTTCCCCCTATTTATTTAATTTATCGAATTGACGAATCAGAAGTTCTGTAATTGGATCAAGTGCAAGACCTAATCCTCTTCTCATAAATTCGTCCGGCTGATTTCTTTTAGAAGTACCTATCCCCAAATCAGGATATTTTAAATACTCAAATTTTCTTGTAGGTCTAATGATGAAACCCAAATTAATGTATTGAGTCTTAAGTGGACGACTATTTTTTGCGTGTTGGTGCCCTCTTCTTAAATCTGCTTCAGAAACAGGAATTTTTTCTGTAATCCTATCCACTGCAATAGCCGAACCTTTTGATTTCAATGCTTCGTTAATCAGTCGTTCGCTCTCGCTTGAATAGCGTTCCATCCGCACAAGAAGTTCATCATGTCCATTTATTTTTAGCTCCCAACTATTTTTAGCCATGACAATCACTCTTCAATAATCGTCTAAACGTAAATACCAATTGATCGATATAGCGATCTTGGTTCTCTAGTTTTAAATGATTGGGATCCATTCTCTGAAAACGAATCGAACGATTTTGAATCAATGAAATAATATCTAGTGAGTCTCCTGTTAAATCTTCTCTATTTTCTGAATAGAAAGTTAGATATAGATTTTGACCCACGCTATATTTTGGCTCAGTGATCATTTCTATTTCTCCTGTTTCGAGAATGAAGTAATTAAAATCATCAGGTAGCTCATCCTCGCCTACGGAGTCTTGAAAGAGTTTGAGGCCAAAATGCTCTTCTAAGGAAGTTTTGATAGCAGAAATTTGCTTATTTAAACGTTCTTTTTCTTTAGAATTATCAATCACCATATTCACCCACACTTTCAAGATAAAAATAGATATAAAAATTATCGTAATCGGCATAGATAACGTTGTAACGCATACTATCGATTACGATAAAATATTGATCTTTATTAAATTTCTTGGCGATTGGATGAAATGGAGTCTTTACTTTCTTAGTTAATTTCGATCCCATCGCATCCATAGCTGTTATATCACTATCTCTCATGGAAAGATTTCTAAATTTTAAAGAAGTGATTTCTGTATCTTCTACACCAATCTTTTTTCCTAGTTCATTTCTTTTGGTAGTTTGCGTCAAAATCTTTAACCAACCATCGTTGAATGTTTCTTCGAGTCTACGATTATTCGCCATTCACATCACCTGCAATATATTCTTGTAGCGCATAATGTTGAATGAAACCTAATAACTCACTAGCGAAATTTTGTTCAAACTCATCTAAAGCACGATTCCAGTCGTATCTACATCTTTCGATTAGCAATCCGTATTCTAAGCTTTCAGGAGAAAAAGAAAGTGTTGTACTCACTTTACTTTGAAGATAAACAGCATTTTTAGCTATCATCTTTTTAATTGACTCATCTTCTTCGTTCCAGGTAACGTAAATATTATCCTTCACAGCTATTAGCAATTCTTCAGTCACTTGTTCAGGCGTCATCTAACCACCGCCTTAATTGCTTTAACATATGCGTAAGAGCATTTTTTCTTGTTTACAAATGATAAATCTTCATCAAAAGGCGTAGAAGTCACGTATCTCCCTTTGAAAAATAAATCTTCATCGTTTGTTGTTACTCCAGCATTGTGTAAGATTTTTACTTCTTTAACTTTTTCTATTGGATCAGTAGCAAAACAAAAGTCTAATTCCTCGTGAACTTTAGGACCAATATTGAAATACATCATGTTCCAAAGCTGTGCCCACATCTCGGCTGTCCAGATTTGTATATTTGTTTTTTGCCCTCTAAGGTAGCGATATAGCCGATTAGAATCCAGATAAACCTTTTTCCAATAATTCGCTTTAGGACGGTTAATAACCCACTGTGCGCCTCCTGAATTAGTGTTTATAGTTTCCAAAGATTCTACTGTAACATTTACAATGTTTGCCATATCTTTTAGAATATTTTCTCCGTTTTCACAGCTTCTAATATAATCAAGACTTAGATAACTACAGCAGTCGCTACAATACCAAACATCATCTTTAGAAGGCAATTTGCGCAAATTAATTCTTTTATTGAAAATGACATTCGAATCGATATAGAAATATCGGTCGTCCTCACGCGAATGATCTTCTTCTAAATATTTCCACCATAAATATGGTTTAATCGAAGGAATATACTCTTTGTCGTCCCGCAGATCATCGTACACATGAACTTCAACACCATATTCCTTCTCAAAAAAAATAGGAATCTGATCATCGTGTCTGCTGAAAAGCAATACGATATCTTTGATTCCTAGTTTCTTCAGATTAGTTAAACAAACTTCAAGCTCCCATTTAAACCGATTGATTGCCGGCTGACAAAGAATATACTTCATTCTGATCACCTACGCTTGTGTTGTAGTTGTTGTGGTTGTTGGTTTTGTAGTTGTAGTAGTAGTTCCCAAAGCGCTAATATCTAATACAATGAAACTATCGTTACGTTTAGGTTGACCGTTTGCATATTGTTTAGCTAGATAAATGCGTTCGTCTTCAACAAAATGGTATTCATCTGAAGCTTCAATTTTTAGTGTAGATCCTACACCCATGAAGTAATCTGAGGCTACCCCAATAACTGCTTTTCCTTCTGGCACAGCCGTTGACTGCAAATCTGAAACTGGTACTGGCAATACTTGTACGTATTCTCCATTAGCAGTTAGTACAGTCTTAGCTGGGAATACTTTAGACCAGTAATCAGTTGGATTCACAATTAGGACCACATCAGAAGGATTCACATTACGATAAATCGGATCATTCACACCTTCGATATTGAATTTTGATAGTCGCGCCATCAAACCGCCCATAGTTACAGCATCTAAAGCTGTAATAGGTTCTGCTTTTTTTTCAGCATATTCTCCGCTAGTTTGTTTGCTCATGTCACGCATCATTCCGACTGGCATATCTTTACCAGTACCATCAACAATTGCTTGTTCTAATGCAATTCTCAATGATTCTACTAAAACAGTACGGACATAACGATCTAACCATACTGGACCTAAATCAAGCATTGCCTTACATACAGGAATATAACCTGATAGCTTGAACTGCTTCATGTTAATTACATCAAAGTCATTATCTAAAACTTTTTTAACAGCTTCGCAAAGTTTACCCCACCATGCTGGATTGACTCCACGTGACACAATCCATTCTGTTACACCAGTTGTGTTAACAAAAGTAATTTTTTGCAATAGTGGATGAGATTGTTCTAAATCTTCAAATACACGTTCAAATACAGTAGCTGGCACTAATTCTTCGACCCCTGCAAAACCTTCGTTTTTCACTACTTCGTTATAGAATTTTGTTTCTTGTGTAGTTAATACACGCTGACCACGGTTCATTAATACTAATTGATCTTGATTTTTTGCTGTTGCTTCTTCTAAAATTTTATCCTGAATTTCCTTAGATAAGCTTACCATAGCTGCGCTAAAAGATTCTTCGTTACCATCTTTAAAAGCTTTCATCAATTGGTCGCTTGCAGCTGTTACACCTTTTAAATTTTTAACTGTCATTATTTTACATCTCCTTGTCCAAATGTTTTATTTAATGCTGCTGTAAATGCAGCAATTTTTTCTGCTCTTTTTTCTTTAACGTCATTCAAAATTTCTTCAACGCTTTGTTCTTTTTTAGCTTCAGTACCTGAGCTATTTTCTGCATCGATAATTTCATCGACCAATCCATAACTCAAAGCTGTTTCTGCATCCATAAACGATTCTTTTTCAAGAAGTTCTTGCAATGCTTCATCTGTGCCATTGAATCGTGTTTTATATGAAGCCTTTACCGATTTATCAATTGATTCCAGTTGGTCAGCAATCGTACGGAAGTCATCGACATTTCCTTCTCCGTATGTGGAAGCGCGGTGAATCATCAATTGTGCATTGTTGTAGATTTTTATAGTATCGCCAGCCATTGCGATAATTGAAGCAGCACTAGCGGCTAAGCCGTTAATCACAACGTTAACTTTTGCTTTATTTGACTTAAGTAAGTTCCCAATAGCAATCCCTTGAAATACGTCTCCACCGTTTGAATTAATTACTACTTCAATTTCTTCTTGATCACCTAGACTATCCAAAATATTTTTGATTCCCTTGTCAGTATTCCCTTCAAAGAACCAACTAGAACCAATAAATCCCTGAATAAAAATTTGCGGTACTGCGCCTTCATTCTTTACTGCTAGAAATGTTTTCATTGTCGTCATTCGCCTCACCTCCTTTCGATACTTGTTGATTGTTTTTAGTTATAAATATTTCATCTGCCATCGCCTTATCAGAGCGATCATTTCCAACGCGTTCTCTTCCTTCGTTGATTGTAAATACTCCATTTCTAATGCCTACATCAATAGCGTCAACCAAATCTTTGAAGCTAGTAATCTTGATCATAGTTGTATCCACACGTACAAAATTCCCTGACAAGTATTCTTCTACTTCATAGAGACTAGCGTTAAACGCATCCTGAATAAGTTCAGCAATCGGTATGATTTCGAACATTAAAAAAGCGTCCACTTGATCCGATAACCCACTCATGTCTCCCTTTAGTAGGTTTTTCGGAACGTGAAACGCTGCTGCTGTCATCTCAAAGATGTCGTCTATTAAGTTTTTTATATCTCTTGAATTGCTTTGGAAGTTTCCGCTGAAATCTTCTAATGTGTACTCATTTTGTAATTGAAATACCGCACCTGCATTATCAGCTTCCATAAAAGCCTTAAATTGTGATGTCATCATTTTATTGATTTGATCTTGTGTTGTATTGTCTTGCGGTCGGAATAAATTCCCTTTCAGTACGTATCTACGAGCGTTAGAGCGCTTGTAAACATTCATGGCACTAGAAATGAGTTTCCCATACGCTTGATAATACGCATCGACTAGTTGCCTAATTTGTTGATCTGCGTATTTTATATAGATAACATCACTTTCTAGAAATTCTCTATCAAGGACTATGTTGTTAATTTGCACTTGAGAAAACACATCATCTTTCAATGCATATTCTGTGACATCCCAACTATCCGCAATAAATATTTCGCTAGAATTATTAGACGGAGAAACGATCAATACTTCATTGTAGAATATTAATCTCCTGATCAGTTTTTTTCTAAATTCTGTTGCATTATTTTTCTTATTAGGAGCTACATTCAGCCTATAGTAAAGATCATTCTTTTTATTTTTTCCATCTTCATATGACTTGAATTCCGCTTTACTCATCGCATTTGCAATCAAATCAATACAAGTTTCAATCGCAAATTTTCGATACACAAAATCAACTTGCAATTTACAAAAGTATTCTTCTAAAGGAACCGTTGCTTTTTTTGTGAAGTATCCTACCGCCTTTTGAAAAATCCCCACTTTCTCACCTCCTTTCAAGTTAGAATACTAGAGGAGTAAATCCAGTTCCTGTATTTTCTACTGAGCTATTTGTGACTGTTACAGGAGCAGAATCATAAATATCATCTAAAAAATTCAAACCATGAAGGAATGAAAAAAAGCCATCCGTTTTTCTAGTTTCAGGTTCTATTTTTTCATAGCGTATATTTCCATTAGAAATATGCTCTTCATATACATTCATGCAATACCAACGCATAATCGCATCGTCACCAAAAAATAAACGTTGATTAATAAAAAGGTCATCAACCAGATCTTTTAACATACCATGTGTAACAGATCCGCTTCGAACAATTTCCACAGTAAAACCTGCTTCTTCTAAAGCGGGCTTCAATATTTTTGCACGGTACATATCCATAGCGATTTTTTTAATATAATATTTATTACTCATTTCAAGAAACCAACCTACAATATAATCAGCTTCTATATTTTTTCCATGAACGATCTGTGATTTTCCTTGATCTATAGAAATATCTATAACCTCTCGTTTGATGTTTTGTAATCGAAGGGCTGATTCGTGGATAAAAGTATGTTGTGTAAAATAAACATCTTTATCGTATTTTCCTAGCAACCCAACGCTGGCAAAATCTCGTCTATCAGCAAAATCGACTGTTCCTATCACTTCATCCATTTTTTCAGGAAATTCTTTTTCTTTCGTATGCAGAACATCATCATATGAAGCAACAGCAAATCGTGTATCTTCCATAGGTCTGTTCATTCGTTTGGTCATGAACGTAAGTCTTAAACCAGCATTACGTTGCATTTGAGAGTATTCTTGAAACATTTTCCGTTTTAAATCTGCATTGTAATTAATAGTTGGACAAGCTTTTTCCCACATGTCGGGATCATCAACTTCATTATCGTTATCCAAGCGACAAATAAATGGAAACAAACTAGAAAATTCTGCTCCATCCTTGTCAATTCCAAGTTCTCCAGAAAGAATCATTTTTGATTCTTCTATAATGTCATCAAGCGGACCACCACGAACATGACCATTAGTTGTATCATAAAATTCTCTATAATCTCGAATTTTACCACCACCAGAAGTAGCCACATTTATCATTGAATAATCTTCATTTTCGTGAATTTCATCAAAGCGGTTTGCACCTGGTCGCTTCCCATCTTTTGTTCTAGCATTTGCCGTGTTATAACGAAGTTTGCTGTTTGTAGCGATATTTTGAATAACTTCCTTCGTAGCTTTAAATACTTTTTTATCTAAATCAGGATGATCTTTAATTACTTTAAATACATCATCAAAACTAGTCTTTGCTTGGCTTTCATTATTGGCATAGATATCAATATCATAATTTTTAATACCGTGTTTAGCGGTTAGTAGAAAGAAGTTGTTCCAAGAAGCAAAACCAGTTTTACCATTACCACGTCCCATTAATGAAAGATATCTATTGAACACTAGTGTTTTATCTTTTTTCCATCGAACACCATAAATAAAACATTGTAGAAATTTTTCCCACGGAATTAATTCGAATGGAAAGTATTGTGCTGGTATATTGATTGAATCCTCTACCATCTGCTTATCGAAGTAAATATCTTCTCTAGTAAAGACTCTTTCTTCTAGATAATTTTTTAGCAATAATTGCTCTTTGCATACCTTGATAGTGCCTTCTTCTATAGCTTTGAACCAATTTTCAATATGCTTATAACTCAGGAATTGATTCATTTGCTTCACCTACCAATTCAGGAGTAATGGCAAGTTTATCCAACATCAATCCCATTTGTTTGTTGACAGAAACAAGCAACGCTACTGATTCATTCTTTTTACCATTCTCCAGTCTAATGCCGTTCTCGGATATATCTTCTTCCAGTGATATCGCCGTTTCCCATAAACTGATATAACGATCAACATTATCTAAGAATGGCTCAATATTTGTTTTCTGACTTTCCAATTGGCTTATTAAAGAGCGGCGTAATTTTTCTCTGTAGCGATTTTGAGACAATTCGTTTTTAAACATTTTAGCCCTCCTTTCATGATAAAGTTCGAAAAAATCTCTTTTCCTGACAGCCCCCTCCGTTTCATCACCCCCAAAAAATTTGCGATTTATTTTAAGGGGGGGTTATCTCACCATCGGAATGAAAGCTTCAGCGAAGTCAATGTAATAATTAATCTCTTCAATACTATATCCAAAAACATTTTTTATTCTTTCGACGTTATTATCTTTATTCAACGCTTCTCTTACTTGATTCACTTTGTATTTACTACAACAGTTATCTGATAACAGATCCCTAATACCTACATAGCGAACGTATATCAAACGTTTAATTAATCCCTGAGTATAAGATGAATACTCTTCAATCTTTTCTGTATCATACTCTCTGCCATTATCATTGATGATCATGCACTTACCACCTTTCACTTGCATCGAAGTTAGCAAAGCTTTCTATCTTCTTCTCTTGTTTATCTAGTGCTGTAAGATATCTGCCATGAACTTCATTATGATGTTCAACACATAAACAAATAAGATTATCTAAATCTAAAGCTAAGTCAGGTCTATCCTTGACTTCCTTTATATGATGAACGTTCTCTACTCTATGATACTTACCTAGTCTTCTACACTCTTGGCATTCATAGTGATCTCGTTTCATCGCTTTCTCTCTAAGCCTGCGCCATTTAGAAGACTGATAGAACTTAACCAAACGATCTTCTCTTATCAACTGTAATAGCCATCTATAGAATTCCTCAGTCATGTCCCGTCTCCTTTCGCAATCTTATTTAATGCTTAGCTATTCTTTTGCCATACAATGGAATAACTTCATTGTTTTCCTTTCGTTTATATGTATCGCTCTTTATTGGTCTTCTATACTTTCGTACTATCTCACTGTTACCATTTTGAACAGTGATTACTTCATACTTCTGTTCTAAGTATTGTGGTCTATACATTGTTGTTACCTCCTTTGTGCAAAATAAAAAGACCACTCAAAGAGTGATCTAATATGTAATAGTAACTTGCACACAAACAAGTCTGATACTTCCTGCACCTCACCACTGCCACATCCCTCGGTTGCTAACGAATACTGAAACAGAATACCGTCTCTGTTCATGACCAACGCGACAGTACAAAGCTTTGTCGCAAGCAGGTTATCGTATTCCTAATAACCCCAACTAATGTTTCTCTCCTAACCTACACCTGAGAGTGGCGCACGTCTGCGCTAGTATTTTATGCCTTCTAACTGCTAGTAGCATCCCGACTAGTCAGCCAATTCATCGGCATCCGATAAGATGAATTGTTTCCGTAGGTTCCTTAAGTCACTGGCAATGAATCGAACATTGCATGGTCAAATCATAAAACGTTAAGGCTATCCCTCGACGTATTGACCTTATTTTTAAGCGTCTACCCTTTCCGCCACAGTGACATAATGACAATAGACAGCAACGGATGATAGATAATAAGAACAATTTAGAAGGAGTTAAAATTCACATCCTTATTCTTAATATTTCCGCTGCTGTCTATCGAAGCTTAATTAAACGATGAGGGAGATTTCCTCCCTTACATTTTATTTTGTCGAAGTCCTGTTTCCTAATCTTTCGACACTACCATAATATCACGTTAAACCGCTCAAAAACCCTACACTATCCCTACAAAAACCCTACAAAATCAACGATACTGAATTAATACGCCTTTTTTATATGCTTCAGCAAATTCAATCAATGCGATGGATTTCAACTTCTCTACATTCTTCTCTCCGTATCCTCGTATCAATTGACCTATTTCATAATTAGAATGCTTATTTACGTCGCAGAAGCTGTAGTAGAGTATCTGACGACTAATCAGACTAAGAGCCATCAAAGCCGCTAGAATCGCATCTCTCTCTGCTTCTATATCCATCATCTGAATGATCGCGTCCTCTGCCTTATTGCCGTGCTTCGGCGCCTTCGGCATATCCGTTATAATCGGCGACTTAATATCTATCAAAGAGCGACCTGCCATACGCTCCAAACGCCGAAAGTTCTTCAGCACATCTCTCGCATTACATCTTGTCTGTTTGAAATCTACCTCTCGTAACAATTGCATCAAGTCAAACCGCTCCTTTATGTGATATAATAAACTTGTCTGTTTTATTATGTTAGTCGGAGCGATCCGGCTTTTTTATTTGCTCTCGATTACTTCCATGTCAACTAATCTCGCTACAGCTAAATTCTCTTTGCTTTTCGCTAACCACTTGTCACATTCCATCGTGTTTTCAATACGAATGATTGCTGAGTTCGACAATACCTTTTCTACATATCCACGAAATGGATAGATAAATCCTTCTGCTTCACAGCGAACCATGTCACCGACTTTGAATTTTGGTTTCTCACGTGTTTTAGGGTTCTTTGTCGGCATATCTAGCATCAAACCGCCGATACCATGACTACTAGCGTAAAATCCGTCTTTTAGTTTCATTACTCTACCCCCTCATGATCGACAGTGACCAGTTCATATACTTGCGTTAATCCACCAAGTCGTCGTGAAACTTGGTTAGCTTCTTCGAGATTATCAAACCATCTTGCGCTTTGGAGTATGTCTACAATGGATAATGTGTTAGCCCCTATAGAACGTTCATCGCTTCTGTAAAATTGATTTCCAAACTTTACTACATAAATCTTCATTCTGTATCCTCCCATTTAATATCTAGTATCGAAATTCCAAACTTACGAATAGCATCACTTGCATCAGCAACACACTGACTTGCCACTTTATATGTTTCTTCTGCAGAAACACCATACTCCCGTTCGAACTTTACTTTCGCTACATTCAGTTCTTGATTTCTTAGTTTTGCTACTCTGCGGTGTCTGTTGTTCATTTTTCTTCACCTCTGTTTTGTTATCACCATTTCTTTGTTGAAAATCCACAACGTCTATACTGTTTAATTCGTTTCTTAGGCCTTTCTAGATCAATCAGAATAAATCTGTCGGATATATGATAATCTTCTATTACAGCCGTATACATTGGATTCGGAACCGAGTACCATGATCTTTTTTTATCAAACTCATCCGCATCATCTCTTGTAATTTCTATCATGTTAGCAGACATTAGATAGCCCTCTTCTTCTGCCTCGGATGGGTGGGAATTTGTATCCCAGCTTCGAGGAAACCTGGCCAAATCTCTTTTTAAATAAACTTGAACATTCATTCCGCTTCCTCCTCATCGATCTCTATCTCGACATCTCTGCCTTCTAAAATCTGTTTGGTATCAATGCTTTTTGTTTTCAACGCCAACCCACCGTCTTTTTGTGCAGCAACAATGGTAATCGTCATTGCCTTTGTTCCGTCTGGTATATGGAGCATTATCTGTCTACTCATCCTTCCGCCACCTCTTCCACTGGCACAGCAAATGGCCAGTATCTTTCATCAATTGCTTTGATCTGTTTTTCGGTCAGTTGGTAGTGGTGTGCAAGGTATTGTGGCAGGTAAGCTGTTGATACTAGTTTAACTTCATTACTGCAACTGATCTCCTTGACAAGGTACTCGCCAGCAATTATTACACTGTACAACGGCTCTTTCTCGACCTCGTAGCCGTTGTACAAGCTCAATAGTGTTTCATATGATTGTCTCGTTGCCCAAGCGAGTAATTCTTCTCCTTGTTCTTGCGTCACTATGCCATCTCGTACAAACCAATCACAGAAATAATATGAATCACCATCTTTAGATTTGATTAAATACGCTATTTTTTCAGCTTTCGTAAAAGGGTCCGTAGATTTCTCAAGCCAACCGGCCACGAGTTGTGGAATAACTAGCTTCTTCGGTTCGTCTATTTTTTTCATTAACGTAATACCTGCATTTATACTCTCGTTATAGCAAGCAGCTAGTGCATCATTTCCTATCACTTTAATACTTTCTAACTTTTTGATTGCTTCCTGTTTATTCATCGCTGTTCCTCCTAAAAAATTAACTGCCAAAGCAATATAATCACTTTCAATGATACAAATCCCACCAGTGCAATAATTACAGATATAAACGCACAGTTTATGAAACAGCCAACTAAGGCGCTTGCTTCTTCTAACCAGTCTTTCATTACTGTTCCTCCTTCAACCATAAATTTGGAAAATCATCGGCATATATCTCTATTGCGCCAAATAACTTGATCGCTGATTTTGATTTTCCATGTATGTCAGGACTGATTAAACGATCATAATAATCCTGACTGATTGTTTTTCCCTTGTACTGATAACGTGTAGCCGCAGTGTAATATACTGCTGTCTTGCTCAGATAAAGATATTTTGCTAAATCAGCCGATATCCGTAACAAAATGATTCTATTCTTACTTTTAATTCCACAATTTAGCAATGCTGGGACATTCCCATTTTCATCTTTTAAAGAATCGATGTAGTCAGTAGCTAAGATAATCACTCTACCTCCAATAACTCGCTATTCTCGTGTATATTTCCGGTGACTTCATATTCGTATCCCATCTTTTGGTGGCTGAATATTCTATATTCCATTCCACTAATTAATGATTTACAAACTAATCCGGAATGAAACTCGGATTCTTGTACAACCGTTTTTTCATTAACTAAATGATCAAAACCATTACTTACATTAACCAGAACTACATCCCCTTCAAATATTTCTACGCCATTCTTATCTTTCAGTCCTGTGGATTGCATAAGCACATATTTATCTGGAGCCATTTCAGCATGAGTGATCAACCTTCCTGCTTGCCCATATTTCATTTCTTGTCCAATTGTTTTACCTTTAAATGGTGTGTACCACGATCGAAATCTCGGTATCATTTGCTGCCCTCCATGTATTCGTCTAATATCTCTTTATATTTCTCTACAAATTTGAAACGATCTTGATGAAGTTTCTTGCTCCAATTTGTTTGCCGATCCAGCTCACGCATTTGATCGAACCCTTTTTGAATTTCGTTGTAATAAAATTCAATGTTTGCTGCTGCCTTCCAATGCCTGCTACTTCGCACTCCTGCCCCTGTTTCAGCCATTTCCAACTTAACTAATTCCGCTCGTTCTTTTGATTTTTTGTCTTTCTGAATCTTCATCATGATTTTCTTGAGGATGATATCACTGTATTGTGTAATGAGATTCATTATTTCTCCTCCACATACCTAAACTGTCGTCCTTTTGAATCAATCCATAAGCTCCTAGCTCTATCCCAGATAATGTTTTTGCTTAATCCAGTAATTTCAGATAACTGTTCAGCAGTACCTGTTACTAGAATTCGATCACCATGCCAGATTGCAATCTTTCTCGGCGTTCTCCGTTTGGGCTTTTCAGTCCACATTGATTTACCGAGCTTTTGGACTTCTGTAACTATTTCTTTGTCTTCTTGCCAATTCTCAGAATGTGTCAGTTCGATGATTCGTTTCATTGCCGCTTTCTTATCCATCCCGACGTTCCCCTTTCAATAATTTGAGTACTTGATCAAGTGCGCTCTCACGTCCACCATGGAACGTGTTGAGCCACTTGTCTTCGTACGAGGCGCTTTGTCTTAAAGCTTCTTGATGCATTAGTTCGATCTGTGCTGTAAATGTTTTTAGATCCATCTGATTACACCTGCTCAAGTTCACTAAGATGTTTTTGCAATCCTTTAACGCAATCAACAAATAGTAATTTTGTATAAGCTAAATTTCTTAATTGTGTTGCATCGATATAAAGTGCGAAATAGTATCTGATTTTACTCCAACTTGAACGATCATTCTTAATTCCTTCGATTCCAGCTTCTTCGAGTTGATCATATACGTCTCTCAGGATTTCTATTTCCTCACCAGTTTTATACTTTGCTATTTCATTAATTAGTTCTAGATAATCGATTTTCAATTTTCCACCTCTTAAAATGGTGCTTTTGATTGTCTATTAGCTCGTTCTAGCGCTTTTTTCTTGAGATAGGCTTCTTGGTCGATTGCCCATTCAGGAAGCTTCTCTCGTCTTCCTGTGCGCTTGTATCCACTGCTTGCGTTCTTAGGTTCACTTTTTTCTTTCCTTGCCCAACTTCGAATAGTTGCCAAATAGTTTTTATAAGTCTTACCAGATGATTCACAATACTCTGACAGTCGTTCGATTCGCTCTTGGTAATCATTAGGGAATTCTGTTTTGAGTTTCTCCATCTGCTCATCTGACAAAAGAACATTTTTATACTCTCCGTATTTATGACGGATGGGCTTAGCCTTCGATTTTTTCGAAGGCGTTAAATCTTTTATCTCTTTACTATCCTTACCTAACCTATCCTTACCTAACCTAACCTGTGTATCCATTTGGTATACCGCTTGGTTGTCATCTGGTATACCAAGTTTTTCATCATGTTTAGAAAGCTCTTCTGCAAATGTATAAGCTTTGTTATCTTTGTCTGCTAGTAAAGCTTTTTCATCCTGATATAACGTGGGTTTGTAACGATCATTACGAATATAGTTGTGTATTTTCCAATGCTTAATGACGATCACACCGCTCTCGAAAACTAAGATGAATCTTTTTGCCATAAGCAGTTTTAAATCATCATCACCACAACCAACCATACGTTGTATTTTTTTGGGATTATTAATAAATCCATCATCATCTGCGCGCATTGATAGATGGAAATATAATGCCTGTGTCGATAAAGGCATATCTAGGAATGCATCAGAATCAATAATTGTCTTTGCGAACATTCTTCTTTCTGCCAAAATTATTCCTCCTCATCCACGACGATAATCGTGTACTGGTAACAAGTCTCTGTAATTCCATTAACTAATCTATTCGTCTTAATTTTTTCAACACTAATATCGCTTTGTTCAGCTTGTGTACCAATGAAAGCAAATGTCATGATTTCTAAGAACAATTTGTCTCTTGGACTCATTTTTTTATACTTAGTGCGCCATGTTTGTGCAAACGCTACTGCGTTTAAATTAATCATCATTAGCCCCCGATTCTTAATTTCTTGATTGTCTCCTGGTTTAACTTAATCCCTTTGATTTGATACTTATTTTTGAAATTGGTCACACCTATTTTGTGTTTCTCTGTGTGATGGATTCTGCAGAGTGCTGCAAATGTGTACTCTGAATGATCAACTTCTTTGCGCTTTCGTCTTCCTAGCGCTTTGTCAAAGTGATCGATATCAGCTCCTGTTTTGCCACAGATGCAGCAGACTCTTTTTGTGATGCATTTGTAAAAGTAATACTCTTGGTTGCCTGGTAAAATCTCATAACCTTCTTTGAAAGGAATATGATGTTCAAAAATAAAATCTAAGATGATATTTGCTAAGACGTTAGCATCACTCACAGTTGTGCTCGATTCGTCTTTGAGGCTTATTTTGCGCCCTGTGACACCTTCAAAACGAAAGTAGAAGAATTCCTTCCAGAAGTCCGTTGGCATGCCTGTATCGATGAAAATATCGCCTATCAGCGCATAGATGAAGTTTCGTTGCTGTACTGTGAAACGTCTAGGATCAATAAAACGAATTTCAATAACTCGATCACCATCGTAGCCGTCATACATCGTCTTTAGTCGATCAATGTTCACTTCCTCATTGATGGTTGCGCGTATGTCTTTCCCTTTGAACTTTTTCAGAACCGCTGAATATGAATCGATTAATGGTTTAAACACTCATATCACTTCTCTTTTGTTTCTTCTCTGTACTGATCTTCAAGCCAATTAACGCCTCGTTTTAGAATGCCCAAGTCTCTCTTGGTCCATTTACTGTCATCAGCGGTTATAGAAGCCGCATCAGTCAATGCAACAATTGCTTCATCAATTGATTTATCGTACTTGTTAGCAACCAGTTGTAAAGCATCTAAGAATAGCTTTTTGCTTCTTTGGCTAGCTGGTTCAAGCATCGAGACATCTTCTGGCATATCTTCGCCAGCAAATATATATAGCCCTAGCCCAAACATCGCTAGATTTTTTACAAGACAGCGCATGATCGTTTTGTTGATATCAAACATAGTTGCTGCTTCAACTCGCTTTTCGATTTTTCCAACAATCTCTTTTTTCTTCGTTTCGTTATTCCACTGATAATCATTGACTTCGTAGGTATATGGCTCATCTTTCATTGCCTTGTTTGCACCATCCATGACTGGTAACCACATGTCACGCTTTACTCCGTTGACTGTGATACTGGTAAAAACCATATAGCCTGTTTTTTCATCAAAGAGGTATGGACGATGCGTTTCTGGATCACGATAGATTTCGTAGTCTACTTCTTCGCAGATTTTGCTGACTTCTGCCCATGCCCATGCCCAGGACAGATAAGTTAGTTTGTTTCTTTTTTCAACAACATCATTGACGGTTATCTTGTACAGACTATTGAATAATTTGTTATCGTTGCGTTTCATTCCTTCACTCATCAAATTCTGCCTCCATTTCAGCAATGTATTTCTTACCTGGTCCGTAATAAGAGATATCGATCAAGTTATCTCTGTCATACTCTTCTAGCGCATCAATCAAGCCATCTTCGATGACATAGATGTATTCAGGTTTGTTCGAATGTTTCGATAGATGGATAAGATAAACATGATCCCAAATAGTTACAAGGTTACCTAAATCATCTTGATCACAAGCTAGTTCTTCATTCGTCAAAAGATTTCGTCTGATTTTTCGACCACTTATTTCCTCAATTTTCGGCTTGCCCCAATCAGAATCAATCAAATATTGATCTAGAGTGGAAAGTTCTTTTTTCATGTGGTAACATCTCCTTAGATGTATTTTCTTTGTGACTCATTGCTTTGGTCGGCTGAGTCACTTTTTATTTGTTGCCAAGCTTTTTGCTTATCAATATGTTGTTGGCTTAGGATGCTTGGTTTATTGTGTCTCCACCAGCGATTAGCAATTACCGTCCCTATTCTTAGCGCTTCAGCCCTATTCATTTTCATCACCGAAAAGTCTTTGTTGTCTGTTCAGTTGATCGATTTCCATACGGATCGCAGTTTCTGGTAACCACATTTCAATAAATGAAACAGCATCATCGAATCTCTTACGAGGTAACTCGCCATATCTTGGGATTGAAAAGGTACGTTTAAATTCAGACCAAAATTTTGAGAATACTTTTTTGCTGATTTTTTCATAAGCTTGGCTTTCTTTGCCTCCTAGAACTTCCATAACTTTCATATTTCCTTTTTGCTTAATTTCAAACTCTTGTTGTCCGCTAATTCGCATAGTAT